AAAATGAGTGAGTGCCTTGCGTTGTTTGCCATTGAGATTGGGAATGGAAATCTCATGGGTTCCCGTGGTGCAGGACGTGACCTTTACAACACGCATATTGCAGTTGACAAAGCTCGCAACCTTGTTGTTGACAATGTGTATCTTAAAGGAATGCTGTTGCTCAAGAAAGGCCCGAATGCAAAAGCTGGCGCAGCACCACTAACTGTCCATCATCCTGTTTGCTATATCGCGGAAGGATATGACGTGATTCCGCAGAATCTTCCAGCGGACGTGGATGACTTCTTGCGACTGGATCAGTTTATCAGCGGACTTGCAGAAGTGCAGGTAGGAACATTCCTGCCGGGTTCTCCAATGGAGGCGCAAGGTAAAAAAACCGCTTCTGAAGTAAATCGAGTTGCTGCTATTGAAAACCAACTCCGCGAAGGTATCTTGATGCGGTGGACGAAGCAATATTCCAAAGCTGTTGAGCGTATGCAACGTGGTATCTGTCACCCGGAACACGTCAAGGCAGCGGCAGAATTAAAAACACGCCTTGATATTGCGCGTCAAATGGTTCCCAACGCGGTTTGGGCAAGACGTGAGGTTGTTGATGCTTTTGATCGTTCTGTAATGGATCTCCCTTCTTTCCTCGTTCCATTTGAATTGCCAGAGCATCTGGACGAGGATGCTATTTCATGTTGTTTGAATATGCTGGAGCGCAACCTTCCTCCAAGTGATATTTTGCTCATGGCATATAGTCCAGCGGAAGAATTGTTGCCAGACACGCAGGCGCAGGACAACGCAATGCTGGATTTGATGATCCAGCGTTATACTGGCAACCCACAAGTGAACCAAGATGAGTTGTTGAAGCTGGATTGGTCGCGCAAATTAGGCGAGAGTATTGCAAACCAAGTTATTCTTCCAAAAGATCAAGTAGAAGCGTTGGCGATTGAAGCTACACGCCAACAGATTCTTGAGTTGCAATCAATCATTGCTGGTCAAGAAGTTCCTGTATCACCGAGGGACAATGACATTGTTCACCTTGATACAATGTCTCAAAAGTTGATGCCAGTTATTCAGCAAGCACCTCCCGGCGCATTGCCTCCAGAGATGGTGCAACCATTTATGAAAGCGTTGCAACATTACATGATGCACGTTGGACAAGCGGAAGCAAAGGGAGCAGATCCCAAACAGATTTCTCAATATCGACAAGCTGCACAACAAGCGTTTGGTCACATCACAGCAGGGCACGGAACTCCACCACCTCCAGAATTGCAGCCTGCCGCTGGCGCAGGTATGCCTTCGCAGGGTGGTGGCGGTCGCAGACCAGTTGTTGCGCAAGCAAAAGCTGTAGGAGAAATAACAGAACAAGCATCACCAACACAATACGGAACGATTAACGCAATCGCTAATCCTCCAAAACCAGTAACAGCAGGATAATATTATGGGCGGAGTAAACTCACAAATACCACAAGGCAACGAACAAGCAACATACGATCAACTCAAAAAACAGGGCATGAGCGGATCTGCGGACGAATCGCTTGGAAATTACATGGCAGGCGCAAAGAGTCTTGTCAAAGACGTGATTGGCAAGCCAGCGGATGTTCCAGTTGCGCAAAACGAAGAACAAGCAATTGAGCAGCTTAATAAGCAAGAAATGAGTGGTATGGCTGATGAATCACTTGCTCATTACGCAAGGATGATTAAATCGCTGGTTTCTGAAACTGCTAATCCTAATTACAAGCGGGATGTTACATCATTAAGTAAATCTACAGAACCAGTTCAAAAAGAAAAATCAAAACCATTGTCTTCGTATGATGCGATTGACGCAGGTTTGCGTTAATTAAATAAATAATAAACAAATAAATACAAAATGAAGTGGACTGAATCGGATAGTGTTACCTTACGGGAATATCTTAAAAAATCTGGCAACAAACTCATAGAATATTACCGATCACGCATACCATTGTGTGATGGAAAATCTATTGAGGAAGTTGCATTGCAGGCAAAATTTAAGGAAGGTTTTGAATTCGCTATTCGTGAATTGCAAATCCTTGCTTCAGAGAACGAAGAAAACACAGACGCATCGACTGGTAATTTTACCGCGATGTAAAAATACATAGTTGCAGTAAAAATATAACAAAAATAAATGACAACAAAAAAACAAGGACTATACGCGAACATTAACGCAAAGCGGAAACGAATTGAATCTGGTAGTGGCGAAAAAATGAGGAAGCCGGGAACAAAAGGTGCGCCAACGGCAACAGCATTTAAAAAGTCAGCTAAAACCGCTAAGAAAAAATAATTATGGCAACACCAGCAAAAGGAAAGAAGTCAGTTAAAATTGTTAAGAACAAAGCGACTGGCAGGACTAAAAAAGTATCATACGGGCAAAAAGGAGCAAAAATAGCACCGGGGACAAGTAAAGGTGATTCCTATTGCGCAAGAAGTGCAGGAATCAAAAAAGCGCTGCCTAAAAGCAAACAAAACGATCCGAATACACCTAACAATCTTTCACGCAAAAAATGGAAATGCGTTGGAACAAAATCAATGAAATAAATCTATGACAGACGAAAACACAGTAGAACCAGACGTGACAGGATTTGGAAATCCAAGTCTTGATTCAGACCCAATTGACGAAACCACAAGCACAACAATTGACAACTTGCTTGATGAAGCACTTGGAGAAACAACAGAAAACCATGAACAACCTAATACTGCTACTGGAGAAAATACAGACAACTTGCTTGAAAATCCAGTTGTTCCTACGGAAACGCAGGGCGAAAAACCAACTCAAGAGAGTCAGGGCAATGTTCAAGCAGAACCGCAACAGCCCGTCGAACCTAAAATTGAAATTGACCCGGAAATTGCGTCCATTGAGCAACCTCGCAATCTTTCAGAAAAAAACCAAAGCAATTGGCGCAAGCTGCAAGAAACTGCCAGTCAATACAAGCAACAAGCCGCCGAAGCCGAAATTCTGCGTCAACGCCTCGCAGAAGCGGAACAACGAAAAGAAATCCCGCAAGACTACGACGAACTCAAAAAGTTCCGTGCAATCTTCGACATCAAAAACGATCCGAGTTTCAAATCAAAATACGAGCAGCCTATCAATAGCGCGAAAGAAGGCGTTTATAGCATCTTAAGGAAGCATGGCGGAACGGATGATTTAATCAACTCCATTGAGCAAGCTGGAGGCCCAGATAAAGTCAATGATGGGTTCTGGAAGCAAAAAGCATTTGAGAATCTTCCGCTCACTGACGCTGAAAAACTCAAGCGTAATCTTGTTGATGTTGCGGATCTCAAAGAAAAACAAGAAGCAGAGATCTCTCATGCCGCTGAACACGCTGAAGAGATCCTTGCTCAACGTGAAAATTCAAACAAAGAATGGTATTCTAAGGAAGTCGAACAAATTGACAACTACATGGAGGAAATTACCAAAGAACTCCCGTGGGCGCGATTTGTTCAAGCGACTCAGGATGCAACTCCAGAGCAGATAAAACAAGTTGAGGAACACAATAAGCGTGTTGGTGACCTTGCTACCAAGTTTAACTCTGCGCTTTGGCCCACTACGGCGCAAGAACGGGCTAATGTAGCGGCATCTGCTGTGTTCAGTCACGTTCTTACAGACCAACTCCGCACAGAGCAACAACAGAAGACCGCATTGATGGATCAAATCAAACGACTGACTGATGAGAACAACAAGCTCAAAGGATCTTCCAAGATTCCTAAACCAAGCATGAACGCAGTTGTCACTAACAAGCCATCAAACTTGAACGAGCGCATTAAAATGAATGCCTCTGACGCAATTGATCTCGGTTTAGACGAGGCAATGGGTTGATAAATATATCAAATTATAACGAACTATATTAGAAAAATTGATAAATATGGCAATACACACAAAAGTATCACCTGACGAACGCATTACTATGAACGCATTGGACAATTTTGATCCATTTGCTCGAAATGGAGTTCCAACGAAGCCACTTAACCAACCAAAAGTTGCAAAAAAGCCCGGAAGACCACCAAAAACAAGCGAAACCTTGCAAAATGAGGTTCGTAATGTTGAAATCACGACAGAAACCGAAGGAAAAAGCGACTTAGAGCCAATATGTGCAGAAAAACTGCACACAAATGCAATAAATACTGTTTTTGAAGCAAAAACTGAAGAAATACCACAAAAATCTGAATCATTACAGCTTCCAATTGTAGAATCCAGAAATAGTGAAGGGTTGCCAAGCTACAGATGCGAATTTGAAGGACGTGATATATTTGTTGGATTCTCATGCTACAAGGCAACAAATCCTGTAACAGCATTTGCTTTAATCAACATGGGTCTTGATTTCGGGCGAGACAAGATCCGCTTTGACTTCTCTGTAGCAGAGAATACATTTTACCATTCTCGCAACGAACTTGCTAAAAAGTTTCTTGAAACGGATGCGAAATGGTTGCTTTTAATCGACAATGACATTGTGCCGTCGATTGGACGTCCAGCTTGGGCGAAAGCAAGTATTGGAGCAGCCCGTAATTTGTTTGATTTGCCTCTACAGCGTCATGTAATCCATCGCTTGATAGGTAGTGGCAAAACGCTTGTCGGAGGGGCTTATTTCGCCAATATGGACAAATCATCAATCGTTTGTTCAAACAAAGGACTTGCTGACAAAGCTAAAGCATACACGGACGAGATAGCAGAAGTGGACTGGATTGGATCTGGGTGTTTATTGATTCATCGAAAAGTTCTACTTGCGATGGAAGAAAAGAACGAGAATTTAAACAAGAATTTCTTTTACCCGGATGATATTTCGTTCTGCAAACGCGCCAAGGATGCCGGGCATCAACCGCACATTGATCTCGGACTTCCAGTTTTTCATGTAGGAGTAAAATCTTATTAATATATCAAATTGGGTATATTGTTATACATTAACGCAAATAATGCACCTTATCTGATACATTATGAAACATAAAATTTACGCTTACTACGAAGCAATCCAATCATTGCCACAGGACGAAGAGTTCTCTTGCGCCAACTACTGGAAGCAATCATGGGAAAAAAACGGATGGGAATGCGTGATGCTGAATAAGTCTCATGCGGTAGCTTCTGCGGTTCACCAGAAGCTCATGCAGAAATTGGTCAAGTTGTCATTCGCTTTACCAATGGAACTACAAAGCAAATTTCCGATGATAGTTGCTCGATTCTCCCGCTGGTCAGCACTTCACGCGGCAGGTGGTGGGTGGATGTCGGATTACGATGTTTTTAATTATTCTCTTACTCCTGATATTGCTAATCAATCAGCAAAAACTTTGAACCTAATTGCAGGTGAACCATGCCATTTGTTTTATGCAACCCGTGAACATTGTGCGGCAGCAATCACAAAGTTTATTAATGAAGAATTGGTTGAAGGATCTTCGCTTCGATTTGAATCTGACATACTAAATTTAACTGAAAATTTAAATCATTTTTCTGACAAAATCCATCACGCCAAAAAAGGTGATAAGCCTAAATCTGAAGTGATGGCAGCATTACTTCAATAATCATTCTGGAAGGCTTGAGGTTGGCGGCAAGAGACACTTCGCCCATTGCGTTGAAGAAGTTGTCTTTGTCAATACTCATTCCGTGTAGGAATCGGCAGTATGGCATTTCGACATTAATGCTATTGTCTTTATCGGGCCGCACCAACACTCAACATTCACCCTCAATAGCACCTTCGCCCACATTTCTGTGGCGTGTATTCAAATACCAATTTCGTGACATCACGAAATTGGTATTTGTGACTGGTTGGCATGGCTTCATCATTCCAGTCATGTGCGTAAACTTGGCAAGTAAACCCGCAGGATCGTTGCCATTGTCTCTGTCATATTTCGCTCACAGATATAGCATCATTGCGAGCTACTTTGAGAGAACTGCTTTACGCTTCATGCTAAAGTAATAACCCGCCTTGACGTATACGGCATCAAGACGGGTTATATTTTACCAGAGGAAAAAATGTTTCGCCTGAATTCCGTATAAATTCAAGTAAGATGTTGAAAATATTGCATTGTTTTTTTAACACGTCAAATATTTTTTTCAAAAAAATTAAAAACTTTTTCTTGACATATTCAAAAAAAAATCGTAGTCGCTAATTATCTCGACGAGTCAGCTTCGTATGCTGATGACTCCGTGGAAGTCACAAGAATCCACAAACAGGCCGTATTAACAAGCCCAACGTGCCGGGGCGAACAAACAAGAAAAAAGCAAAGAACTGCGTATGCGGTCTATGCACTTGAATGTCGCCCATTAGATTTTCTAAAGGGTCGGTTCAAGCAGAACAAACCTAAAACAAAACTTAAAATAACAAATGAAGATTATCAAAAACCTCCTTCTGGTGACAGCTTCTATGCTGGCGTTGCTCGGCAGTGCCAATGCGTATAATCCTATCACGCTTACAGGCGGAACATTTAATTCAGACCCATTCAAAGGTCAGTCGGTTGCTACTTTTAAGGTTGGCGATAAAGAGCTAACACTTACAGATTGGCAAGCAAACACTGCAAATGCAACTGCGAAAGGATTTGATATTTCAACTCCAACCGCTGGTGGCGCAAATTTCCCAGTTGAAAACGTGTCATGGTATGACGCAGTCAAGTGGTGCAATTTGGCAAGCATTGAACAAGGCATTACTCCAGTTTACCAAACCTCGTCAATTGGCGTAACGATAACACGCAACAGCACTACTGCAACGGCAACGGCAACTGCTCCGCATGGTCTTTCCACGGGCAATCACGTTACCATTGCTGGGGCTACTCCTTCTGGCTATAACTTGACCGCCGCAATCACAGTTGTAACGCCTACCACCTTTACTTATTCAGTAAGTGGTAATCTTACAACACCTGCGACTGGAACAATTACCGCTGGAGTTATTTACAAGAGTGGTGAGACGTTTCCAAATGTAAACGCATCAGCTAACGGATACCGCTTGCCAACCGAAAAGGAATGGCAGTGGGCAGCAATTGGTGGAACCAATCAAAACACATATTTGTATAGCGGTAGCAATACTGCAAATACTGTAGCTTGGTCACGCACAAACAGCCCATCTGGAGCCAAAGAGGTTGGAACAAAAACAGCAAATAGCCAATCTATTTACGATATGAGCGGAAACGTATTTGAATGGGTCTTCGACGAAGTCCCCGGAATCGTTGGTCGCCGTGTTCGTGGTGGTGGCTGGGTTGTTGACGCTGATAGCTGTCAGATTTCCATTCGTGGATATTCTGCTGCTTCTCGTCAAGAATCTGGATTTGGTTTCCGTGTATTCCAAAACAATTAAACAAACAAACAAACAAACAAAAACCTTAAATTAGAAAACTAAAATTATGTCTAACAATTGTATCCCATTGGCGACTATCCAAAACTTCGCCTCCAAAGATGTCAACCGCATCATCGGCCAAATCGGTCGCGTGCTTGCTCGTAAATCTCCATACGTCAATTCGATTGATGGTGGAACTCTCCCTAACGTATCGGACGTCGTTCGTAGCGTGGTTGAGGAAATGGCAGTGCCTGCCGCTTCGCTCGCTTCTCCTACGTTCTTTAACGACACCACACTTTGCGGTCAAGGTGCTACTCCCGACCAAGTTGGTTCTACTGAGTATCAATTCCAACTCCAAACCCTTCGTGGTGCTGGGCCTCGCGTTTGCGTAAAGCAAGCTCGGACTGCTTTTAAAGGCAGTTACCTCCAAGCTCAAGTCTCGTTGGAAAAAACGATCCTCCAGATCATCAATGCTGACATCCGTTATCAATACCTGATTCAGTCTGGCATCAAATACGTTGTGGATTCCACTTCGACTTTTGATTCCAACCTCACAGGTGATATGCAACAGATTAACACTCTGTTTGCAAGCAAAACCCCGGATTCTCCGATGAATTTCAAGACACTCTATCGTATTGGAACTTTCCTCCGCGAAGAGATGCTTGCCGAACCTTTTGCTACAAAAGACGGTGAGTTTTTCCAAGTGCTTGCTTCCGCCGATCAGATTGAGAACTTCCGTAATGACGCTGATGTCAAAGAAGACCTCCTCTATCTCTCCGCTGGTAGCTTCAAGCTCGGCGAAGAGTCCATCAGTGGTTATCAGTTCATGGGCTATCGTGGTTTCGCTTTTGGTATTGACCAACAGCCTCTCCGCGCTACCGCAAACGTGGCCGGAACTCTCACGTTGGTTAACCCCATCGTTTCGACTGCCGTAACTAACGGATTTGCTCAACGCCGTAACCCTGCTTGGGTTTCCGCGCCTTACGAAGTCATGTTCGTCATCGCTGGCGAAGCATTCAAACGTCTTGTTCCTGAACAATACGTTGGTGAAGGAACATTCAAGTTTGCTCCTCAACTCGCAATGGGCGAACTGGAATGGACTTATTTCCGCGACAACGATTGCAACCTGTATGGTGACTATGGTCAGCATATCTATCAAATCCAACGCGCTATCCAGCCGATCCGCCCACAGAACGTGTGCGCCATCGTCTACAAGCGTTGCGCTTTTGATACAGGTGTAACTCCTTGCGTTGTTCCCTAACGTAAAGTAGGTTGATATCGGTGGCAGAGTGGTTGATTGCTCTGCCACCTCATCAGCTTACAAATTAAATTATGGAAAACATTCCCTCGATTCTTGACACAGCAAAATTTCGCCATCTTGTTCTTGATGGAGTCAATTCACTGGAAACATCTGTTGCAGCTTTGCAAGGATTTCAAATTCCAGAATACGACGAACTTGCTTTGACATACTACGGAACTACAAATAATATTGCTACTGTTGTATACAAAAAATCATCTGCTGTTGTTGCTACGCTTACACTGACGTATGCCGTTCAACCTCCAACTGTAAATGACGCTAATTTGGTAAAAGTAACTATTTCTTAAAATGGCACTAACATTTAATCCGATTACTGGGAAACTTGACTTTACTGGAAGTCAATCAACTGGCGCAACTGGACTCACAGGGGCAACTGGGTTGTCTGGAAATCAAGGATCAACTGGAGCCACAGGTCTTACTGGCTTACAAGGCAGCACAGGAGCTACTGGAAGCACTGGAGCCACTGGTATTGGTGCAAGCGGAGCAACTGGAGCAACTGGATCTACTGGCAGCACAGGTGCAACTGGGTTGTCTGGAAATCAAGGATCAACTGGAGCCACAGGTCTTACTGGCTTACAAGGCAGCACAGGAGCTACTGGATTGCAAGGAGCAACTGGTGTTGGCTCAACTGGAGCTATTGGATTGACTGGATCAACTGGACTCACAGGGGCAACTGGACTCACGGGTTCAACTGGAGCTACTGGAGTTTCTGGATTACAAGGAATCACTGGAGCAACAGGACCTTCTGGATCAACGGGTGCAACCGGAGTTTCTGGTGGAGTCGGAGCAACTGGAGCTACTGGAACCGCTGGCGGTCAAGGCAGCACGGGAGCCACCGGATTGACTGGGAATCAAGGTTCAAGCGGAGCAACGGGAGTTACTGGTAATCAAGGTGCTACAGGAGCTACTGGAATAACTGGTGGACAAGGTGCAACGGGAAGCACTGGCGCAACTGGAAACCAAGGCCCAATTGGTGTAACTGGAGCAACGGGAGCTACTGGCGTTACTGGAATTCAAGGCAATCAAGGTTCAACTGGTGCAACGGGAGTTACTGGTAATCAAGGCAGCACAGGAGCTACTGGATTGCAAGGAGCAACTGGTGTTGGCTCAACTGGAGCTATTGGATTGACTGGATCAACTGGACCCACAGGGGCAACTGGACTCACGGGTTCAACTGGAGCTACTGGTGTTACTGGAGGTCAAGGTTCAACTGGAGCAACTGGTGCTACTGGTTTGACTGGAAACCAAGGATCAACAGGATCTACAGGTATTTCTGGAACGGATGGAGCAACAGGCTCGACAGGCGTTACTGGCGGTCAAGGTTCAACTGGTGCAACGGGAATCCAAGGCGAAGTAGGGGCAACTGGAATTACTGGTGATATAGGTGCGACTGGTGCAACTGGAATCGGAACGCAAGGTGCGACTGGGGCGACAGGTATTGCAAATCCAACTGATATTCAAGTTTTCACGTCAAGCGGAACATGGAATAAACCATCTGGAGCAAAAATCGTTGAAATCCAGTGTGTTGGAGGCGGTGGTGGAGGTGGCTCCGGTGCAAAATTCATAGCTGCGACTAATGTATACGGTGGATTGGGCGGCAATTCAGGCGGATATAGCCGAGTAGCTTATGACGCAACGCAACTTTCGGATGCCAGTTATACCATCACAATCGGATCGGGGGGTATTGGCGGATTGGCGTCAACAACTGGCGGTATTTCTGTGGGGGTATCAGGCACGGCAGGTGGGGGGTCAAATGTTGTTGGCGCAACTGATGGGCGCATTGCTGGAGTCAATCCGGGCGGGGCTTCGCCGGGCGGTAATTCATCATTGCCCCAAAATAGTTTTGCTGGGCAACCACAAGGCAATGCTCCGGGAGCGGCAAGCGTTTCGGCAGCGGCAGCAAATGCGGGCGTTATCAACCACAGCGCACCAGCCGGCGGCACAGGCGGAGGCGTCAATTCTTCCAGCACTTCATTTGCTGGTGGCGCATCGACAAATATTTTTTTAGGGATTACAGCACTTGGCGGAAACGCTTCAGGCGGTGCGGGAACGGCCGTGGCAGCGAAGCCTCAAACGTCATTTATTTTTAACGGGACAGGAGGAAGTGGAGGGGGCGGAGGTGGATCTTCGAATACCAATGGGGGCAATGGTGGCAATGCAACGTGCTACGGTGGCGGCGGCGGTGGAGGCGGAAGCTGCCTAAATGCCAGCACCTCTTTTATTGCGGGCAACGGTGGCAACGGCGCAAATGGTGTTGTCATGATAACAACATATTTTTAACTATGATCGAACGATACGTTATTTTAAACGAAGATGGCGGATGGCTGGAAAATAATATCCTCTGGGATGGAAATATTGAAACGTGGCAACCTCCCGTAGGAACTATTGTTAAATTAGAGTCTGAAATTGATTATCAGACACTACCGCAAAAACCAGAATAATGGACACTCATTCTTTTAACGCAAGTATGGCAGGATTATTAGCAACTGCTACATCAGTTGGTATTTCTTTCTTGCCAGAAGTAGAGCAATGGTTACGGATTGTTTCACTAATAGTTGGTATTTTAGTTGGATTTGGATCACTCATTGTCCTCGCCAAAAATTGGAATAAAAATAAATCTTGATGAAATATAAAATTGCATTAGCATTAATTATATGCTTTGCATTTACAAGTTGCGTTTCAATACCACTTCCTCCATATGGAGACAAAATTGGAGACTATGGTAAAATTCAACTTTCATTAAATGTAAAGTATTTCCCACCAGAACAAAAAATAGATTGGTTTAATCCAATCATACCTCAACCTAAACTATATAAAGATAAATGAAAATCGTAGATTACATATTAGCTCGCCTGTCTGAAAGCTCAACTTGGCGTGGTTTGGCACTTATTATTGGCGCAAGTGGGATAGCTATTGATCCATCCAAAGCCAATGCGATTGCCGCAGCGGGGATGGCAGTTGCAGGCGCAATAAACGTGTTCCGAACAGAGAAAAAATAAATGATTGACAAACTAATTGCCATTGCGACTTCGCAGGTTGGCGTTAGAGAAGTTGGCGGTAATAATTGCGGAGAAAAGATCCGCGAATACCAAACCGCGACCGAATTAGATCTTGGAGCTTGGCCTTGGTGCGCCGCATTTGTTGATTGGTGTGTAAAGAAGTGGTTGGATGACGCAAAGGTTGTAATGTGGCTTGACTTAAAGAAAAAGACTCCAGAAGAATGGCGTCCCAAAACAGCTATGGCGTATGGATTAACGTCATGGGCAAAAAAGCGTCCAAATACAACAAACATTTACACTGAAAAAGACATTGCGAAGCCGGGTGATATTGTAACATTTGATTTTTCGCATACAGGAATAATTCTTGAGGATTGTGGAGATCATATTGTAACAATTGAGGGAAATACTAACGGGAAAGGCGACCGAGATTCCGAATCTGGTGATGGAGTTTGGCGAAAAATCAGGGCAAAGCACTTGATAAAAGACTTAATACGAATACATCCATCAATAAAACAAAATAATGGCTAATATTGCACACAAATGGAAAAAAGTGTTAGCAGTTTCATGCAGTCATGCGAAATATTGCGACAAGGAAGCGTTGGATGCTGTTTTGCGGTTCAAAACTGACTTCAAACCACATACGACGATCCATCTCGGAGACTTTGTTGATTTAACTGCGCTGATGTCTGGAGCAAAAGGGGCAAGCGAGGCAGAACCATTGATTCCAGACATAGATACCGGCCTAATGCACCTCAAAATGCTTAAAGCTAATATAGTCCTTTGCGGAAATCATGAAGATAGGGCTTGGAGATTGAGATCCAGTAACAATGCTGTTGTAGCTCATGCCGCACATAAAATAGTTGAGGCAATTGAGGATTGCTGTAAGAAGTTAAAAGCACCATTAATTCCGTGGGATGGTGTATGGCAGATGTTTGACCTCGCTGATATTGGATTCCAGCATGGTGTTCTTTTCAACGAAATGGCTGCCAGAGACACCGCAGAAGCGTTTTGCAATAGCACAAGGCGTAAAATAGTGTTTGGGCATTCGCATAAAGTTTCAATGCAACCGGGGCGAAACATAATTGGTGGCATGGGATACAATATTGGAACTCTCACAAAGCGATCAACGATGGATTACGCTAAAGGACGCAGGGCTACGCTTGCTTGGACGCAGGCATTCCTTTGGGGAGAGTATTGCGAAGAATTAAAACAATCGTGCATCCACATTACAAGTCGAGAACAAGGGCAACCTTGGAGACTTCCATGACACCAAACGATTTTCTTAAAGTTATCCAAGATAGTATCAATAAACAATACGAACCTGTTCCAAAGGGTTGGTATTCAAAAAATGACTTGTGTGAAATTTGGAATTTAAAAAGAACAATCGTAATAGCTTATCTTTCAAGAGGGATTGACGATGGATTCATTGAAAGAAAAAATTTTTACATTCCAAATACAATAGGAGTTCTTAAACCTGTTCCACATTATTATTTTCATGACGAAAAAAAGCGTAAAGCTAAAAATTAGTGGTCACAATTGGACTATTCGCTATGGGAATCCCGGAAAAACCAATGGTATTACGGATGATGGTTGTTGTGATTACGAAAAAAGGTTAATAACCATTAATAAAAATAGTCAAAGTTCGCTTTTGAATGTTTTGACTCACGAGATTATTCATGCCCGGTTGCCAGATTTTAATGAAGAAGCTGTTGAAGAGATCGGGTGTTTGATTGACGAGGCGTATGTTAAAATTCAAGAAATTTTTTGACATAATAAAATTATCAATGTAATAAAGTAATAATTTTTATGGCGAAATATAATTGGGTTCCAAGCCCACAAGGTTCTTCAAATTGCGGTTGCGCTCCATTGAATGCAATGGATTGTCATTGGCCTTATGTTGGCGCGACAGGGGCGACTGGTGCTACTGGAATTGGTTCTACAGGCGCAACAGGGTTGATTGGAAATGATGGCGCAACGGGAATCGCTGGTGCTACTGGATTGACTGGAAGTCAAGGTTCTACTGGCGCGACAGGAATTGTTGGCGGACAAGGATCAACAGGAGCCACTGGGTTGACTGGCAATCAAGGCTCGACTGGTGCTACAGGTGCTACTGGTTTGACTGGAAACCAAGGTTCTACTGGGGCTACTGGATCAACTGGAGCAACAGGGTTGAGCGGAAATGATGGTTCAACTGGAGCTACGGGAATCGTTGGAGGACAAGGTTCTACTGGAGCTACAGGTGTAGCAGGTATTGATGGTGCAACGGGAAGCACTGGAGCAACTGGAGCCACAGGCTTAACTGGATCGCAGGGTTCCACGGGAGCTACTGGAGCTACTGGAGCAACGGGGTCAACGGGTATCCAAGGGTCGACTGGTGCAACTGGAATAGGTTCTACTGGAGCGACTGGAGTAACGGGAGGACAAGGAGCAACTGGCAGCACTGGCGCAACTGGAATCCAAGGCATTCAAGGAGCAACTGGAAGCACTGGAAGCATTGGAGTTCAAGGGTCAACTGGAGCAACAGGTGTTACTGGCGGTCAAGGTTCAACTGGTGCAACAGGTGTTACTGGCGGTCAAGGTTCAACTGGTGCAACTGGTGTTACTGGCGGTCAAGGGTCAACTGGTGCAACTGGAATTACAGGTATACAAGGAGCTACTGGGATTGGTGCTACAGGTGCTACAGGAATTACAGGCGGTCAAGGTTCTACTGGATTGCAAGGAAGCACGGGTGCAACTGGCGTTGTTGGTGGTCAAGGGGCAACCGGCTCGACTGGTGTAACTGGAGGGCAAGGCTCAACAGGTTCAACAGGTTCTACAGGAGCAACTGGAGTTCAAGGCATACAGGGCATTCAAGGCAGCACAGGAGCTACTGGCATTGGAGCTACTGGCGCAACTGGCATTCAAGGTAATCAAGGAAGCACAGGAGCTACTGGCATTGGAGCTACTGGCGCAACTGGTTTGCAAGGCTCCACAGGCCCACAAGGTGCAACTGGTGTAATTCCAGCGTCAAACGCAGGAAATGTTTGGACGTTTACTGGAAATGGAACAACGACAACATGGACATTAACTGGAAATACAAGCGGAAGTCTTGTATCTGCAAATTATCTTGTAGCTGTTGATGGTGTTTTACAAGCTCCAGCAAACTATACAATCAACAATGTCTCTCCAAGGACACTAACAATTTCAACTGTTCCAAGTGGAAGCGCACTTGTTGTAGTTTCGCTTTCTACAGCATAAAAACACTTGACTATTTAAATTTAATAATATAAAAAAACAAATTATGTCTTGCGGATGCAATAACTCAAATTATTCCAGCACTTGTTGCCCAGAAGTTCCATATCCTACTATTTCTTCGGAATCCGTTCCATCTCTTATTAGCAATCTTGTTTATGCATTGTATGGAACAATTAATAAATTTATTGTTAATGGTAGAGTAGTATGGGACATTCCATGCGATCCAAATAATGTTCCAGCATCAGTTCCTCAAATTCCACGCGAAGAAAATGAAGGTCTTTTATGTTATTTAATTAGAATATTTACTGATGTATGTGGACAATTAGTTGTTGGAATTCCTTCTCAAAATTTACGTTGGCAACAAACAGGGGATGGGATTATCTCATCTGTAACTTTAATAGGAGCAACAAATCCAAGTCCATCTGGATACATAGTTTCAATTGATGGAATAGTTCAGAATCCATCTATTGATTACACGATTTCAACAACGCCAACATATTCACTTAATACAACATCACCAATTCCTAATGGTTCTATAATTGTTATTGTGCAATTAAATGCAACTGTTTCAGGATGGTATATTGGTTCTGGATCTCCCGAAGGAGTTACTACAGCAAATCCCGGAAGTATTTTTACAAATACCAGTGGTGGAGCAGGAACAACATTTTGGGTAAAAGAATCTGGAGCAGGTAACACTGGATGGATTTCAAAATAAAATATTATGGCTATTACTAAAGCAACACAAAATGTAATTACACCAAACATTGTAACTACAGACACAACACAAACAATAACTGGTGCAAAAACATTTTCAAGTATTGATGGTGGAGTTCTTGCAACTGGAACGGATACAGTAAGAACATTGGCATCTCGTTTTGGAGAAGTAATTAATGTTAAAGATTTTGGAGCAACTGGAGATGGAACAACTAATGATTTTCCATTTATTCAAGCTGCAATTAATTATTATGTTCAAAATGCACCAATAAGACCTAAATTATATTTTCCAGCAGGGACATATCTTATAAATTCTACAACAAATTCACTTTCAGGAACTAATTTGGGTGCATTATATATTAAATCACCTTCAGCAACTGATAGATATAGTTATCAAATAGAATTTCATCAAAATGCTGTAATTAAAGCAGGAACAGGATTAAAAGAATCAATGGATGCAAAAGGTGCAACTGGAACTCAAGCGTTAATTTATGTTGAAAGTGATTTTAGTACTTCAACATATAATTTTGTAGATGACAATTACCCTGAATTTAATTTAACTGGAGGTATATTTGATATATCTAATTTTTCTATAGCAACAACATATGGCGTTAATTGTCTTTCAATAGGGCCGAAATTTGGAGCAGTTAGAATTAGCAATACAACATTTACTCATGGACTTGGGCCTGCATCTGGAGCAACTATAAACCCAAGCGGGCGCGGTGATTCTTCAATAACTTGTGCAGAACCAGAATTTGTATCAATAACTAATTGCAAATTCATGGGTGCTGTTGATTTAGGAGTTTATTTGACAGGAACAGGAGGAGATACAAGTTTACCAGACACTTCTTTAAGAGTTGGAAGACACGCAATCGTATCTGGAAATTATTTTTATCGTTGCAATTCAGCTATTGCTTGCAAAAGATGGTTTGAAAAAACAATTATATCTGGAAACAATATTTTTGAATGTGGTGATGGCATTTTTGCTGGCGTAGCTGATGGAAACACGATTAATACAGGGCAAAAAATTACTGTATCTAATAATATTATTAATAAATGCCAAGGAAATCCATTAAGATTAACATCATCTGATTTTGCAGTTGTTTCAAACAATCAAATTTTAGATTATAGAAAATTGATTTCAGATGAGACAATAGCAACAACTGTTTCAAATTCTAATTACGGAGCAGCAATTTTGCTTGAAGGAAGTTCAAACTTTTCTGTAACTGGAAATGTTGTTGGTTTTGATAAATGGACACCTTCTCTGACTGTATACAAATGGGATTCTGGAATTAGAATTGATTATTATAAACCATCAACTGTTCCGGGAAAATTTACTGTTGGATTACAATATCAAATTATAACAGTAGGATCAACAACTCAACTTGAATGGAATACTATTGCTGGAACAACTGGAGTCACATATAGTGTTGGATCTATTTTTACTTGTGTAAACGTAGGAACAAGTGCGCTTACACCAGCAGGAACAGCACAAGTAACAATTCCATATCTTTCAAATAATGGAATTGTTATAGGAAATCAAATAGAAAATTGTTATAAACCAATTATTGAGTTAAATGGATGTTCTGATAACATTTTTAATGACAATTCTATTTCTAATTGCACAACAAATTACAATGATACAATAACAGATGAAGACAGAACAAATTATATTGCTGGAACTCAATCTGGATTTAAATATTTTGGTGGACTAAATCCAGATTATTCAATATTTTCAGCAATAGCAGCAAACACTGAAGTTGCTCGATTTACAGCTACTACAAGCGCAGTAAATAATGTTGTTTTTCAAAACAGTATTGCAGCCAGTCCAGTTGTTATAACAGCAAGAGGATCTGACCCCGCTGTGGATTTGCAATTATTACCAAAGGGAATTGGAGCAATCAGACTACAAGGCTGGACATCGATAGGGGGTGGTGCTGTTAATGGATATTTTACAGTAAAAGATGCTTCAGGAAATGTTAAAAAAATACCAACAATAGCATAATTATGATTTGGCAAATAACTAAAATTAAAACATTAAACTCACCAAACGAAGGAACAATTTCAATTGTAAATTTTTCTGTTTCAGATGGTGTGTCAACAATTGAATCCGAGACAAAATTAAATTATCCAAATACTGATAACTTTATTGAATTGAAAGATACAACAGAAGAACAAGTTATTGGGTGGGTAAAGGATGTCCTTAATTATAATGGAATTAACCAAGTGGAATACTTTGAAAACATGGTTACTTTAAAAACAAATGAAGTAATTCCAGAAGAAGTTCCATTGCCTTGGGATAAATAATATATGAGCTATTGCACACCATGCCAACCATGCGACACGGAATATCCGTTGTTGTGTGAACCACTAAATTAATATGCCATACGCAAACGAAAAAGCCAAACTCAAATCAGACTTCATCGACCTCGGTGAAGAAATGAAAGGTGGTGGGATGACTATCTCAATGGGTTCTGAAGAATCCAGCGAATCTCCAAAATATCACTATCCTTCGCTTTATTTTGACAACGTGAAAGGACTTGAAAAGCTGGGCAAAGAAGGAATGGCAGTCATCCATTATAAAAAAGTGATGGAGCGCAATGAAGACATCACTCGCAATGGAAAAAACGAAAAACGTCATTCAGTAGAACTTCAAATCTGCGGAATCAAGCCTGAATGTTGCGAGGATATGCCTGAAATGGAAATGGAAGAAAAAGAAGATACCGAAGACGCAATTGAAATGGGCTTGAAAGCTGCTGCTGGCGAGTCCGAAGAAGAAGAAACCGAAGAAGACAAAGACTAATTTTATGCCTGACAAAACTATGCCTCCCACCGAAGCACCAACACCAACACCAGACGCAATGCCGGGGGAAATGGCTGCCCCAACTCCTGATATGGCTTCTCCTGCTGGCGGTCAAGTCATGGTTCAAATGCCTGCTGATGCATTTGATGCCATTCACGCAATGGTTACACAGCTTGCAAGTGGTCTTGAATCGCTCAAAGCAAGCGTAGATCAACAAAAAGGTAGCGGAAGTCCAGAAATGGCTCCAGAAAGCGCAGAAGCACCTGCTCCAGCGCAACCAAGTGGAAGTGACGAGGAATTCTTGAAAAGTCTTGCGCAAGAAGGATCGATGCGCTAATTTTGCGCCATGTTTGTATCGGAAATCTTCGATGAATGTGCTGAAATTTTAGGGACTACCAACGAAAAGAAGGTTTTTCGTAAAATAACGCAAGCTGTCCAGACTCTGATGGAGTCAGGGCATTGGACGCACACGACCGCAGAAATTGATGTCTGCACGGGATGGGATCGTTGTTCATTGACGTTGCCTCGCGGGATTGACGTTCCTTTAGCAGTCAACATTGATGGATCTCCGACATATTTCCGCAATCGTTTGTTCCAATACCATGTCAACAAGGGAGGAATGTATAGTTCCGTTGAGTGGGCGTGGGATGATCGAGGTTATGTAGCGACCCTGATGGACATTATCCAGCCTTCGCAGCTTGTTGCTGTTGCCGAAAGTAATAATGACGTTGGAAAGAAGTTGCGAGTTCTTGGAATTGATCAAAACAACAGAACACTTCGCGCCCAGATGCCTAATGGTGCTGGCGTTGATGGATTGTTGATACCGATACATTCCCAACAAGACTTTCAATACGGAACGATTGCGCCAGATGACGCAACGATTGCAACCCGGCAAGTTGCTATAACTCCGATTACCGATTTTACTACAACGACTGCGCATGGTCTTTCTTCTGGTCAAGGAATGTCTGCGCGTGTTCTTACAGGCACAATTCCAGTTCCGCTCAACGATGGTCAAACTTATTACGTTGGCGTAATTGACGCTTTTACAGTTCAACTTTTTAGCGATTCATTAAATGCACAAGCACTGCAATATCCAATTGCACTTTCCAGTATCGTTGGATTTGGTTCAATGCAACTCCGCGACAAGCGAAATGCGCAGGTTGAAACTACGCTTAAATTCGCTTCTGCGCCTTCTTTTGCTATTGATTCGCCCAATGAGGTTGTATTCCCAACAACTCCTCTCCCTGCGCCTCTGGAAGCGAAAAAAACATATTTTGCACAACCGATTGATTCGCTGAACTTGAATATCTTCAATTCGCTATCTGATGCGAATAGCAATTCAAATCCGATTTACACAACTGGATCAATGGCAGCGATTGATATTGATATCCGCAAACCAATCGTTCCAGAGACAAAATTAGTATTTTCGGTCAAACATTATTTCAATGATGGCGACCAAGTTCAAGCGGCAACTAATGGCGGGACGCTGCCGCAACCACTGATTGCGAACCAGAACTATTTTGTCAACGTCATTGACGATTATTCTGTTTCGTTACATGAAAATCAAGCGGATGCCAATTCATCAACGCCGACAAATTTTGTAAATCCAATCAAAATAACAACAAGTGGAGCAGGAACGAACTCGCTTGTTAAACTTATTCAATCTACTTCCAAAGTTGGGACACAAAGTCAAATTACTGCGCCCGGATTGACTATTGGAACTCCATCTGGGTCTGGAGCGCAATTTCAAGCCATTGTGACTGGTGTAGTCACAAGTGTTCATGTTAATGGTGGGGGGACTTATTCTTCTGCTCCTGAAGTTACTTTTTCTGCTCCAACTGACTTGCCAACTGGAAGCTCAATAGAACAACGAGCCGCAACTGGATATGCTTTATTGGCTGGAACATCAGTTACAGCAATAGTAATAACTGACCCCGGATCAGGATATTCAACTGCTCCAACTATTTCATTTTCAGCAGGAACATCTGCAGCAACGGCAACAGCAACAATAACAACATCATTTGTTTCTGGATTCACCAAAATTTCTGGCGGATTTAATTATACTGAAGCACCCCAAGTTAAAATAACTGGCACTGGGACTGGCGCGACTGCTACGGCTACAATAAACAGCACAAATCTTGTTGTTAACTCCATTACAAGAGTAAGCACAACAGCAACAACAACCACCGCAACCCCTCATGGTTTTGTAACTGGTCAAACTGTTAAAATTAATGGATGCATTGGAACATCTGTTGGTTTTAATGGAAACAAAACAATTACAGTTCCAACGATTGATACTGTTGTTTCATCAATAATTAAAATAAATCCTACAGATACTATAGCGACAGTAACAACGTCTTCAAATCACGATTATAATACTGGCGATAGAGTAACTATTTCTGGATGCACTGGAACATCTGCTGGATACAATTCTGATTACAATGTTGTGGTAACAGGACTTACGACATTTACCATAAATGTAGCTTCAACGCTTCCAACTCCTGCTGTTGGAGTTTCAAAATTGTCTTCAATTGCGGATAATAGTGCAACTACTTTTACATATGTGGTTGCAAATACACTCCCAGCAAGTGCGGCAGGAACAATTTCAGTATTTTCTGGAGAAGTAACAGGATTAACTATTGTAACTGCTGGAACTGGATACACGACTCCACCGACAGTTACGATTACTCCATCAACTGGCGTTTTTGTGAATTTTTCATCCACGGGAATATTACCTTCTCCGCTTGTATCAGGAAATGCTTATCGTGCAGAAACTCCGATATCTGGAAATACATTTACTGTCAAAAA